GCTGGAGCTGGAGCGCATCGAAAGCACCGTGACACGCGTCACGGCGTGCCACAAACGTTTTTTTGCGGGCAAGGGTACAGATGATGCCGACCGCATGGCAAACGCCGTAGAGAGGCTACAGCGTGCCCGTGAGAGGTGCAATCAAGCGATAGATGACTATGTGGACTATCGCGACCACTGCCGCGAGCTGATGGACATGCTGCAAAGCCCGCTGCACCGTGCAGTGCTGATAGGGCGATACATCGCCTACCAGCCGCTGGACAGGCTTGCGGGGACGCTGCACTACTCGGCGCGGCAGATCGCTTATATCCATGGCGGCGCGTTGGCCGAGTTTGCAAAGCTCATGGAGGATTAAAGCTTGCATGTTTTTGCATGTTTTTGCAGTTTGTAGTGTGGTATAATGCTACCGTGGGAATTTGCAAAAAGAGATTTTCATGTTACCTCCTTTCGGCGCGGACGGGCAGGCATGTGCTGTATGTACTGCTGCCCGTCTGCTGCATCGATGGGCGGTGTGTCGGACTAAAATTGCCGGCGGTTGAGGATGGCGGGCAAAAAAAGTTGCGTCCCATATTCAAATTCGTAATAACCTTGTACAAACGCAATACAAACAAAATGAAAGGAAACAAAGTATGACAAACCAAAGTCGTTCTAAATCTGCTCTTTTTTGGATCGGTTTAATATCCGCGGTGTACACCGCATTTGTCAGTGCCGGTGTTACTGCCGGCGTTGCTATGCCGTGGTATATCGGCGCTGTCGGCGTTGCACTGTCCGCCGTGCTGACATACTGCAACGGCAACAACCCGTCCATCGCAGACAGGTACTAAAAACATCTCCCGCAGGCCTCTGCCGGCGCTTCGCCGTCATGCACACTTGCGGGCGGTCTGCTACCAGTGAGACCTGCCCGCAAAAACCTATGGCGCAAAAATATGTGCGCAAAAAAATCCGCCGAGATGTGGATGCATTCCGCAGTACGGCGGCGTGGACGGCGAAATCCGCTGAGATCCGCGAGAGGGACCTGTACTGCTGCCGCCTGTGTCTTGCCGAGGGCAGGATCACTATGCGCGACCTGGGGGTCCATCACATAGTCCCACTCATGGCGGATTTTGATAAAAGGCTGGACAACGATAACCTTATCACGCTTTGTGCATCACATCATCGACAGGCGGATGCGGGGCGGATCCCGCGCGCGGAGCTTGTAGCAC